TTGCGCACAATTAAATTGTCCTCAATCATTTTGTCCATTAAAGACAAAACAACCTTCTCTTCAAACTTTTTCTTACGGCACCGATCCATCACAACACCATGAGAAACAGGAATTTCATCATCCATGCACCCCAAAATTGTTGCGCCTAAAGCATCGCCTACTCTGATTTCATCGTTTGAACGTATTAGCATTAGCTTCTTCTTCACGTCACGGTCAACCAATGCGAAGGCCCATTCGACATGCTCAAGCGTTCTAAGCCCATGCGGTGCTGCAAGTATTAAACTGATCTTAGCCACCAGCTCAAATGCACGGCGCACCACAGGCACTAAAGCAGGCTGCCCAAGCAATGAAGTGCCTAACTCATAAAAGTAGCTCTCAACGCCATTAAGGAGCCTATCCGCTGCTTTCTCCTCTGTAGGAATAACCGCCAATGGGCCGTGATGTTCAATGCGATCCGGTGTTTCAGTGCTAAATGAACCGGGTGAACGCAAATGCAATAATGAAGCACGTAATGAATCAGGCATGTCTTTGATTTTATGGCCTTTTTTGATTCTAGGGTGTGCCTCCTTCTCTTCGAATATCATTGAACGGCCTACAAACCCTGATTCACCTTCTTGCGGTGTCATCAACCCATCAAAGGTGCTAGGTGTTGTATAGCCAATTACCGACAAGAAAGGGTTAGCGATACCAGCGCCAATGCTTTCTAAACGCTCTGTCAGTGATTTTTCGCGGCTCATTAGGTAGTCAAGCTCACCCTTGTTGTCTATTTGCTTAGACACGCTGGCCAATTCCTTTTTAAGTTCTGTTTCCACTTCCACTTTCAAGTCGCCGCTGATTGTCAGTACGCCGTCTGCTTTTGTGTAAATATCCATGAGGCTGGCGGTTGCGCCTTTGTAGTAATCATTCTTTGATTCAATGATTTTTTTAAGCTGCAAGCCAAGCTCACCAATATTATAGAAAGCCCCTTGATGTCTTAATAGGTTGCGGTAAATTTCCTGCTCTGACTTAATGCCGCCGTACACCGCTTGCAACATGCCAGCTTCCTGCATGATTTTTGTGTATGCCTGCTGAATAGCTTCCTTGCCTGTTGCAGATGATGCCACGCAGAATGTAAGCAGATTAGTCCTATTACCCAGTAAATCATCGGTAACGCGCATACCGCATATATTTGCCACGGCATTTAGTGCTACTGCCACTGCTAGGTTTTCGCGCTTGAATCGGCATTGGCCGTTTACCCAATCCGCCAGCTCACCAACAAAGCCGGGTGGGCGTAATAGATCAATGTTCTGATCAGGGCCGTCTGATAATACTTCTTCGCTATACTCAACAGTTGGCTCAAAGGTTGCGCTCTCTTCATAGCCTGATTCACGTGCATAATGGATAAGCGTACCAAGACCAACAGGGTTGCCAGACTTGCCAAAGGAATGCCAGCGCTTTTCGATCTGGCCAAATGTCGGGTATTTTTCGCCACGACTAGACCAATCATTCCACAAGTCTAAACCAGCACCATTGGTGGCCTCATGTATGGCCATTCCTATCTTGACCCACTTCTCATGGTCGCAATCTGCATCAATGTGCGAAAGCATGTCGGCTATCTCTTGCTCACTTACATCAATAGCAATACCACTAACCATTGCGCGATGACGTTCTGGCTTGCGTAGTATTTCGATTATTCTAGCGGGTGCTTCTGTTACATCTTGAGGTGATCCATGAATGTTTGTGTAGTCGGCGCCGGAGGCATGAAGGGAGCCATTGCCCACAATAAATCCACTTGATTTAAAATCAATGCCTTCGTAGGCGTCTAAATGCTGAACTAATGCTGTGGGTTCAGCTATTTTATAATAAAGGTGCATTGATCCATTGCCAGAACCAGTACGAACCGCAAAGCCTGCATTGCCTAGATAGTCAAAGTCATGATCCGCACACAGCTTATTAAATGAATCAACACCTCCGTTCCTAGCATCAACATCAATAATTAAGAAACCATCACATAGCACTCCGAAGCCTGTGTCAAAGTGGCCTGTCTGCTCCATTACTTCTAGCTGATCATCTGACCACATGGGAACGTTCTGCCAATTAGACATCCTAGGATGCTTGCCAATGGCGGTGCACTCCTCATTGTCGCAAGCACACTTGCCTTGTTCTATCTTATGCAGGCCAAAGATTCTGAAGCCTGATTCTAAGTAATCATATATTTGGTTCATTTTTGATTTTCTCCTTATTTAAGGTTGACTATGGTATATGTCTACGTGTAGTCTTGCAACCACTGGCTAACACCAAGCAGTAAAAAAACACAAAGGAGAATAAACCAATGAGTTTATTAGAGACAGTCACCAAGCCGAAAGATCGCGCGGTGATATGCACAATAACAGGTGATAGCGGCATGGGCAAAACTACGCTTGCTGCATCTTTCCCCAAACCAATTGTTATTCGAGCTGAAGACGGTCTGCAAGCGTTGCCTGATGGCCAGCGCCCTGATGCCTTTCCAGTGATTGAAAGTGAAGCCCAATTATGGGAGCAGTTAACAGCACTCATTAAAGAAGAGCATGATTATCAAACTTTAATTGTTGATTCTGTTACTGCGCTTGAACGCCTATTTATGCAATCAGTTATAGATAGCGATCCTAAGAAACCTAAATCAATTAACCAAGCAATGGGTGGTTACGGCGCAGGTTGGTTAGCGGTTGGCGGTTTACACCAGCGTGTTCGCAAAGCGTGCGGCATTCTAAACGAAAAGCGCGGTATGCACATTGTATTTATTGCACATGCTGATACTGAAACTGTGGAATTGCCGGATCAAGACCCGTACACACGCTACAGTATGCGATTAAACAAGCGCAGTGTTGCGCCGTATATTGATGATAGTGATATCGTTGGCTTTCTTAAGCTGCAAACATTTACTCGCGGCGATGGCGAACGTAAAAAAGCTATAAGCGACGGCACAAGATTACTTGTAACTTACGCATCAGCTGCTAATGTTAGTAAGAATCGGTATGGAATTACTGAAGATATCGAAGTAGTTCAAAACGTAAACCCACTGGCACAATATGTGCCAACCCTAAACGAAACAAAAGGTAAATAATTATGTCATTTTTCGGAAACGATGCACCAACAAACGGCGAATTCAATGCAGGCGGCGGTTCTTTTGAGCCTATCCCAAATAATACTGAAGTCTTAGCATCTGCTGACGAAGCAAGCTGGGCCGAGTATGATGGCGACCGCTATATCAATTTAAAATGGACTATTCTCGCACCTGATGCGCACAAAGGTCGCGTGTTATTTCAAAAAGTTAAAGTGTTTGAAGCTGATCCAATGAAAGCGCAAAAAGCAAAGAACATGCTTGCTGCAATTGACTACAATGCAAGTGGCGGCAAGCTTGTACAGTCCGGTCAAGAGCCAACTGATGAAACACTGAGCCAGCACCTTTGCCATTCTCCAATGTATTTGAAACTAATGATTTGGAAAATGGAAATTAACGGCGAAGAAAAATCAGGCAATTGGATTCAAGCTGTAGCGCCTAAAAACAAACAACCTGCACAGCAGCAAGCAGCGCCAGCTAAATCCGATGACGGCGATGTGCCGTTTTAAAAAATCCCACGGGTGATGGCGGCATAGGTGTTCCAGTTAAGATTACGGCTCTTAACTAGGCTTTGATATTATCAGCACCTATCGCCGCGTAATACTCGCAGCCAGCCAATTATGGCGATTGGATAGAGTGAACAGCCCCCCACTTTCGGCGCAAATAGGGGGCTTTTTTTTATTAAAAAGGAAATCAAAATGAAAAAAGTATTTATTTCAGCATTAATTGTTTGGGGCGGAATTTTTGCACTTCAGGGTTTACCATTGGTTGTTGCAATTCTACATGGTGTGGCGTGCTACATGGTTGTATTTGACGGTAAAGAAGGTGATTTATGATTGATATAAATTGCCCGCATTGCGAGGCTGTGCAAATGGATTGCCACAACGGTGGCGACCCCGGAGAGTGGTGGCACACTGATAATATCCCAGAAGGTGAAGTTAGAATTAATTGTGATCATTGCAATAATGAATTTATCGTAGTTTGCAACTGGGAACCAAATTTTGAAGGTAGAAAGATTACAGGCGAGGATTTATGATTGAACAACGATCACCAGAATGGTTTCAACAACGCAAAGGGAAACTGACAGGTTCAAACATTGGCACAGCGCTAGGCGTAAACCCATATAAAAAACCTGCTGACCTTATGCGACAAATGGTACGCGAATGGCATGATGCCGATTCTGAATTTAAAGGTAATGTGGCCACAGAGTGGGGTACAGCAAACGAAGCCAATGCAACCATTGAACTTGAAATGTTCCACCTAGCCGCACCAATTGAAGAAACTGGCTTACATGTTCACCCAGTACATGAATGGCTTGCAGCCTCTCCTGATGGCCTTATCGGCGACGATGGTGTTGCAGAAATTAAATGCCCTTTTGGTTTGCGTGCAAAAGAAGCGCCAGAATTCAAAACACTATTTGATCAGCCGCACTACTTTGCGCAAACGCAGATAGAGATGGCCTGCACTGGGCGCACATGGTGTGCGTTTTATCAATGGGCACCAAAAGGCGATAACTACCACGAGCAGGCATTCAGCCAAGCATGGTTTGATGAAGCACTACCAAAGCTAAAAGCGTTTTATGATGCTTATTTGGTTGAGCGTGAAATGCCAAATGCTCAGCGTTATCTTGAACCTCGCCACACTGAATTAAACAATGAATTTATTGTTGACTTAGTTGAGCAATACAAAGAAGCTAAAGAGCGTGCAAAAGAGCTTGAACAGCAAGCAAAAGATTTGCTTTCTGAAATCATTGATCGTTGCGGCGAATCAGAATCAGAAATCAATGGCTCAAAGCTTAGCAAGGTAACAAAAAAAGGCGCCGTAGATTACGGCAAAGTGCCGGAACTTGAAGATGTTGATCTAGATCAATATCGTAAAGTTGGTAGTAGTTATTGGGCATTAAAATAAACCCTTGAAGCCCCCAATGTGGGGCAAAGGATTAATATGTATAACCCTAGACCATATCAGCAAGATGCTATTAATAGCATTTTAGACTGGTGCAAAAAAAGCGTTGAGCCTTGTTTAATAGAAGGTGCAACAGGTTGCGGCAAATCTATTATTGTTGCTCAAGTAGCAATAACACTTAACGACCTGAGCGGCAAAAAGGTTTTATGCCTTGCGCCGTCATCTGAGTTAACAGAGCAAAACCACGAAAAATACACATCGTACGGTTATGAAGCATCATTTTATAGTGCAAGCATTGGCAAGAGTATGCGTCATGATGTAATTTTTGGCACGCCCATGTCTGTAAAAAATAATGTTAGGCAGTTCAAAGATTTTTCCGCTGTTATTATTGATGAGTGTCACCAAATCACGCCAACAATAAAAAGCATCATCGAAGAGATGCGCAAAAGCAATCCGCAATTGCGCGTGGTTGGATTGAGTGCAACACCGTATAGATTAACGCATGGGTATATTTTCGCCTATGATGAAAACAACAATCCTGTGCCAAGCGATCAAACAAAAGACCCGTATTTTCATACGATGGTTTATCGCATAACTGCTGACTATCTTATCAGTCAGGGCTTTTTAACCCGCCCGCATGCTGATCCTGACCACGTGCAGTCATACGATACTGGCAATATTAAGCGCCATACAGAAAAAGAATATGACCGGGTATTCGCTGGTCAAGGCAGACTTACCGCCGAGATCGTCAATGACGTTGTGTTGCATAGTTCAAGCCGTATGGGTGTGATGATATTCGCGGCAACTGTTCGCCACGCTAAGGAGGTTATGGAAAGCCTTGATCCTGAGAATAGCAGGCTTATTACTGGCGATACTCCAAAAGCTGAAAGGCGTGAAATCATCCAAGCATATAAGGCAAGGCAGTTTAAATACCTTGTGAATGTCTCAGTCCTGACAACTGGATTCGATGCACCGCATGTTGATGTAATCGCTATACTGCGCGCCACTGAATCAGCAAGCCTTTTGCAGCAAATAATAGGCCGCGGCATGCGCATACACGATAATAAAAAAGACTGCTTGATCTTAGACTATGCTGGCAATATTGAATATCACCAGCTTGAGGACGATCTGTTTACACCTATGATCAAAGCCAAGACCAGTAAGAAAGGTGAACCAATCGATGTTAGCTGCCCTTCATGCTCAAGTGTTAATCAGTTTTCAATGCGCAAAAACGATGGCGATTATGATATAGATGAAGATGGTTATTTTACAGATCTGGCTGGCAATAAGATTGAATACGAAGAGGGCAAATTTTTGCCAGCGCATTATGGTCGCAGATGTTTTAGCTATTCTCTTATCAATGGACGTGCTGAGCGTTGCGAACATAGGTGGTCTATAAAGCAGTGCACTGAATGCGAGCATGAAAACGATATAACTGCGCGTGTTTGTGAAAAGTGCAAGGCTGAGATGATCAACCCAAATGACAAGTTGAAGATTGATTTTCACAAAGTAAAAGCAGACCCATACCAAGTAAGTACAGACAAAGTTATTGGATTTACACTGGAAAAATGGGTAGGCTCAAAAACTAATACACTTATGCTTAAGGCGCATTATATTACTGAATATAGGAAGTTTGATGTTTGGTACAACCCAGAAAGCAGAAGCGCACAAATTCAGGGTATCTTTCAAGATTTTAGCAAGGCTTTTTTTGATGGCAAAGTATGCCCTAATGCGGAGTTGTTCGTTGAGCATCAAAGTAAAGGTACGCCACCTAAAACAGTAACCTATGCTAAAAAGAAGGGTACTAAATACATCGAAGTTTATGCACATAATAGGCCAGAAGATGAAGCTCCCGAATGATATACCCGTATGGGGTGACACAAAATTCCGTGGTAAATGCCCAAAAGAACTAGCTGAGCAGGTCACATTTTTTAACGAGATCAGGAAGCGATACCCAGACACATGGGGTGTCATTGCCACTCACATAAGAAATGAAGGCAAAAAAACAGTTGCCCAAGTTATGAGTGAAAAGGCAGAAGGCATGACAACCGGAGCCAGTGATATTGTTATCGGCGGCTTTTATTGTGAGCTTAAAAGGCAGAACCATACTGTATGCAAGATCAGCGATAAGCAATTGGTTTACCTGAATACCGTTAATAAACTTGGCTTTTATGGCTGTATTGCACTAGGCTACAAAGCAGCACTTGAGGCATTCGAATGTTACATAAACATGATCAAAAATGGTTCAGAGAGCAGCTAGCAAAGTTGCCAACTGCTTACATCAAACAAGCCAAGGAAGGCTATCAGGCAGTGTGGGAAGCCACATATGAAGCTGAGCCAATAGAGCATAAGAAACAGAACGCAGCAAGGCGAGCCGCAAACATCCGTTTAAGGGAGTTTGTGGAGCGTGTAGCCAATCAAAGGTGAGATAATGAAAAACTTTATTATTGTTTGTTTACTTGTGGTCATTATGGCTTTAACTGCAAAGGTTTATAATCTGACCTTCAGTGAAGCCATTAGACCTATTCAAGAGATTGAGAAAGGCTTACTAGATAAGGCATTAAAAACATACGGCAAAAAAAGGTTGTGCACTTCTAGTTGACATTGCCCCTGTGTCCTACTATATTTAGGTAGACATTAACGAAAGGGGTTTACACCATGAACATCGAATTACTAGCACCAGACAAAAAACTACTAATCAAAGCAGCTGTTCAAATCTGTGAAAAGCTGAATGACTCACCTATGTATTATGCTGAAGCAGAATATAGCAATGATTCTGGCATGCTGCATGCATGGGTAATTCCAAAAGAAGAGCCTCTTTTACATGTTGAAGGTGTAATTGTTGAGCATCTTTTCCCTGTCGCTGAAAGCAAGCCTGAATTTGATAATCAGTTTATTGATGGGTTAAGAGGTCTATTAAAATGAATGTAGAAAAATTAAGTGACGTAGAATTAAACCGCGCAATGATTTGGCTTTACGCTGACCATGTTGACCGTTCATCTAATGACTGGTTTCAAGTGTCGCTGAGTGAGCTTTTTGAAGAGGGCCTTATATGTGATGACGGGAAAGACTTTGATGTACTGATAGGCGAATGCGAATGGAATGTTAATTTTCTTTCTGGCTACCTATCATGGGATTTAACAATGCCTTTAGCGGTTGAGCATGACTTGATGGCTGAATTTTCTTCACATGAATCATATATTGCCAATGAATGGTTTGCACGTTCCAATAAAAACCCATTGCGCGCCATTTGTGGAATGCTCGTGTTAATAGCAATAGGTGAAAGATGACCAGAACGCAACGAGTACAATACAGCAAAGGCCGTGCAGCGGCAGTAGCGGGTGAGTCCACGGAGGCTTGCCCGTTTGGCACTGCATATCAATCGCTCAGAAGTTATTGGTTGGCGGGCTGGCACCAGTGGCACATTGAAAAAAGAACAGGAATTATGTCCTGACATAAAAAAACCGCCATTTGGCGGTTATCCTATGTTTACGGTAATAGGTGAACCATAGGCATTATACTACTGAGTACACGTAAACCGCAACGCTTCAATATATTCCGCCAACTTTCCAGCATCATCAATGGTCATCACAACCATATTATCTTGATAACTACTGTTTATTGTCGGGGCTATCGGCATCACTTTCTGATTTGTCGCGCACCCCATTAAGAGTATTAAAATACTTGACAGGATCACGTTTCGCGTCTTCTTTGCGTTTATCATGGTTTGATTGCTCATAACGCTGAAAGAGCTGTAAAAACAGCTCGATCAGTTTTAGGATGGTTTTCATTATTTAGGATTCAAAGCAACTTTTGAAAGAATGCCTAATACCCAGCCAACTGCTTTTTTTGCTTTGCCAACATAAAGGTCGTCTTTAGTCGATGGTGTAACTTTGGCGATTTTTTCAAAGCCAAGCACAATACTAGATGCGCCACCCACAACTGCCAAAATAATAACCAACCACTCTTGAATGTTTTCCATTTAAAATTCCTCGTCTTTGATTGTGATAAATACCCGCTCATCGTCTTTGAGCGCTGGGATTATCTCCAAGTATAAATCTTTGTAGCATTCAAAGCTATTTTCACCGTGCATATTTTCTGCATTAGCCTTGTAATTTGGCAAAAGGCAACCTTCGGTATCGTCGTCTGAATTACCGGGGTGAATGTACACGTAGCTAAAATCCGGCACTTCGTCAAGCTCTAGCATGCCAATATGCCATGGGTATTTAGCATACTTCTTGTTCATACCGCCTGTTTTATTTAGGATTATTTCATAGCGCCCAGCTGGAATGCGGGTTTTGCCCGCTATTTTTATATGTCGGCGTTCGTCTTCAATGCAGAAGCATTGCAAATACTTACCCATGCCTTCGCCAATGTACCACGCGCCAATTGTGGCATGATTATTTCCGCCAAGTCTATTTATTTCTAGTTCCATAGGATTACTTTTACTTTTATATGAGTTAATCGTGATACAATTGCACTATAATTAACGCGAATTTACAAGGGATTTAACGTGTCGGATGATAATGTGAGCAGGGCAGAACTAGCAGACCACAAAAGAGAGATTTTCGGGCATATTGATACAAGATTTAACACAATTGTCAATCTAATTAAAGATCAAGGTGATCGCCAAGATAAGGTTATAGATAAGGTATTACCAAGCTTAAACGAACTAGTAATTGACAAAGCCAAAAAAGATGTCTATTGGAAAATAGCCATCTTTATTTCATCATCTGCCTTCCTTGGCGTTTGTGGACTGGTGTTTAGATCGTTTTGATAGTTTAAAGTTGTCTTTATAGCTCTGCGTCAGCCTCCCATGTCAGGTATGCTAATGCCGCGCCACCTTGATTTGTCGTCACTGAGGATTTTACAACAGACCCAAAACCGATTGCATTTGCACCTATGACTGAATTAGACGTAATTGATCCGGTTAGGTTTGCTCCATTCTCAAACAAGGCTAATATAGTCTGAGTTACGAGTGGTGTATTTCGCATTTGTGAGACAAAGTCAACCCACCCATACCTGTCTTCTAGCCCATAGTGTGCAAATACCCTGTCGCGCTCTTGGCCGTCTGATTTCTGGAAATACCTCTGACACCTCACCAACTGGTCAGCCGGATTAACATATTCAAAGTCTGTGGCTGTGTCGCCGATTTCTAGTTGTACATGCGCTAGTGTGCCAGTATTAAACTCCACTGTTACATTCGCTCCGCCAGTAGTAGTATCAGTAACCGTACCTGACGCTCCGTAAGAGCCTGCGTCAATCTTACCTTGTGCTGTACCTGTCCAACTAAGGATCACATCAGTAGCTGGAAGATCAGTGGCTTCTATAACATGTTGTAAAGAACCAGCCGTTATAGTTAGGGTTGTCACGCCTGCCGATGTAGCGAATGTATAAGTACAACCAGAAGCGCCTGCTTTGAACCTATCATGTCCGTAAATACCAGCAGCTAATACCACTGTACCAGTCACTTCTCGCTGGTTAACTGAAAAATCACCATTGATAATTAAGTTTCTACCCAAGTACGGAGACAGAACAGTTGGCAAATCCGCATTAGTTGGCACTTCTGCATCTGCTGTGCCAGTATCAAG